CTTACCACAAGAATAATCCTATGTCCGACCAACTAGAAACCAGAGTAGTACGTCTTGAAGTTTATTCAAAAAATCACGCTGAAGACATCAAAGAACTTCGTGAGACTACAATAGATTTAAAAGGTACTATGCACTCTATCGAAAAGAACTTATCACAAATTAAGTATATTGCAATTGGTGCTCTAGTGGTCATTGTTGCACAAACCATCGGCTTAGACAAAGCCTTACGTGTCCTTTTTGGAGCTTAAATATGTCAAGTGTTTTTAGTGTTACTCGTGACCAGATTATTACCTTAGCGTTACGTAAGCTAGGTGTACTAGAACTTGGTTCTGTGCCTGATTCAGAGACTGTAGCTAATGCGTCTCTAGCTTTAAACCTTTACATCAAACAGATGGAGACAGAGGGTCTAAAGCTTTGGACAGTAAATGAACTGGTACTGCCTTTAGTAAACAATCAAACTGTTTATCCTATTGGTCCTGTATCCCAAGTTCCTGATACTGCTTTGAACACTCCTAAACCTTTGAAGATTATTCAAGGCTGGTTACGTCAGATTACGGTACAGCCTCCTATTGATACTCCTATGCAGCTTCTTAGCCAGCAGGAATACAATACTTTAGGTTCTAAGTTTAGCACTGGTGTTGCTAACTCTTTGTACTATGAGATTCGTCAGAACTCTGGTAACTTGCATGTTTACTTGACACCTAACTACAATGCTGCCTATCAGTATGAACTGCACTTGACAGCTCAGCAGCCTATTGAAGACATCAATACAGGTTCTTCTATTCCTAACTTTCCTGCTGAGTGGATGAACACTTTAGTATGGAACTTAGCTGACCAATTGGCTATCGAGTACTCTGTACCAGCCAATCATCGTCAAGAGATTGCAATGAGAGCTAAAGCATACCGTGAACAGTTAACTGACTGGGATGTGGAATCTGTATCTACATTCTTCCAAGCTGACCTTCGCATGGCTAACGTACAATTTGGACAACCTAACTAATATGCCAATTCAGAGAATTCCTTTATCTCAGCCTATTGAGACTCGGAATGGTGATTTACAGACCGATTCCAAGTGCGTCAATGGTTACTTTGAATCACGAGATGTTAAGCGTGAGTTTATTAAGCGTCCTGGTTTAGCAATTCAAACTGTAACGCCTACTTTGCCTTCTGCACAAGGTCAAGGTATTTACCTATTTAAAGGATTCTTATATGCTGTCGTTAACAATATTCTGTATAAAATTGACCCCAGCACTTATGTTTCAACTGTTGTTGGTACGCTTACAGGAGCTGTCCAAACTTGTTACTTTGTTCAAACCTTAGATAGTACTTATTTATTTGTACATAACCAAACTAATGGTTATTTAGTAGATGGTTCTACTGGTGTATTTAGTCAGATTAAAAACGATAACGTAGCTTCTGTGGACATCATTACTGGTGGTCTAAGCTACACAAACCCTACAGTAACTTTCTCAGCCCCTTCAGGAGGCGGTGTAACAGCCACAGGAACGGTCACAACTACAGGTAGTGGTGTAACAGCAATTACTGTTACTGCGTCAGGCTCAGGCTTTACAAGCACTCCTACAGTGGTTATTGGTACTGTATGGTCTGCAGGTTTAACTGTAGCTGCTCAACAACAAGTTTATTATGGTAACAATCTATATACCTACACAGTAGGCGGTGTTACAGGCTCTACAGCCCCTACTTTTACTAGCGGTACAGCTACTGACGGTACAGCTACGATTGCCTTCTCAGGCTTAGTTGCTAAAGCTATTGCTACTATTAGTAACGGTGGTATTAATGCCGTAACCATGACTTTAGACGGTAGTGGCTACAATGCTCCTCCTTTGATTACTTTCTCAGGCGGTGCAGGCACAGGTGCTACTGCAGATGCTACATGGCAATCAGGTGTTATTGAAAGTGTTACCATCACTAATGGCGGTTCAGGATATACATCTTCAGACAACATTATAGTTACTTTTGTTGACATTACAGGTTCAGGAGCCTCAGCTACAGCATTGTTAAATGCTTTCCCTTCAGGACCTTTAACGCCTGGAGCAGTATTCTTAGATTCTTACATTGTTATAGGTACTGTAGCTGGTAGACTGTATAACTGTGAGTTAGGTAATCCTACTATTTGGAATGCTTTAAACTATGTTTCAGCCGAATCTGAGCCAGATAATCTAGTAGGTATTGCTAAGCATTTAAACTACATTCTAGGGCTTGGTCAGTGGTCTACAGACTTCTTCTATGACGTAGGTAACTATCCTGGCTCTCCTTTAAGTGCTGCTCCTTCTTATAAGTTTGAAGTAGGCTGTGCTAATGGTAACTCTATTGTAAGCTTTGAGAATACAGTGCTCTTTGTAGGTATCTCTAAGACCACAGGTACTGGTGTCTATGGTATTGATGGCACAGCTCCTGTAAAGCTCTCTACTGTCTATATTGACCGTATTTTGAACAACAGTAATATGCAAACTGTTACTGCTTATTCTTTTAGATTCAATGGACATCCTTTTTATGTCTTGACTTTACATGATTTAAATGTTACAATAGTATACGACGTATCTGAGAAAATGTGGCATCAATGGACTATGTGGGCAATAGGCGATGTAGATTCAGGTGTTCCTGGAGTCTATGCAGAACAGTACTTCCGTCCTAGTTACTTTACAGGTGATGGCTTAACTTATTATCTTTTAGATGATGATAACGGAACTCTTTACACTTTATCAGATTTGTATTATAATGACGCTGGTGCTCCAATTTATTATCGAGCTGTAACAGACATTGTTGATAATGGAACTACCAAGCGTAAGTTTTATAATCGTGTTGAGATTATTGGTGATAAAGCTCCTGCTACGATGAACATTCGTCATAGCGATGATGACTACAAATCATGGTCTCCTTATCGTACTGTAAGCCTTAATGCGCCTCGTGCTCAGATTTATCAAACAGGTCAGGCACGTCGTAGAGCTTGGGAATTCTTATGTACAGACAATCAACCGTTAAGACTTGATGCTGCTGAAATAGACTTTGAAGTTGGAGATTTAGAAGGCGGTGGTCCTGCCCCTACTCAGTATCGGAAATAGAATGAACGAGCAGTTACCAACAAAGTTATTAGAAAATAAAATAGATAACTTAACCAAAGAACTGCTAAAGCAAGAACAAGCTGATTGTCCTGTAGTTCATCACTTTGGTCCTGGTCTTTACATTAGAGAAGTAACTTATGGTACTGGTACTTTAGTTGTAGGTCATTTCCATAAGCAACCTCATTTATGTGTAATGTTAACAGGTAAAATGTTATTTGTTAATCCTGACGGAAACAAGGTTGAAATAAGTGCTCCTAAGTCATTTATAGCATCCGCAGGTCGTAAAGTAGCTTATGTATTAGAAGAAATGACTTTTCAAAACATATATGCTACAGAAGAAACAGATGTTGCTAAATTAGAAAAGATGTTGTTTGAAGAGAATGAATTTCTTGAAGAACATCTTAAAGAACAAAATAAAATATTAACTTATGACCATTCAATAGATGTTGAAGACTTTGAAAAAGCAATGGCAGAGTATAAGTTAGATTTAAATCTTGTTCGACAAATATCAGAATACGAAGGAGACCAGATACCTTTTCCACAAGGAAGCTACAAAGCAATGGTGTCTGATTCCAAAATTGAGGGTAAAGGTTTGTTTGCTACAGGAAATATTCAAGAAGGTGAAGTTATTGCCCCTGCTCGAATAAATGAAAAAAGAACTCCTGCTGGTAGATATACAAACCATTCCAAGAATGCAAATGCAGTTTTTGTTTTACGAGATAATGAAGATATTGACTTGGTAGCCTCTAAACCAATATCAGGAATGCGTGGAGGCTTATTAGGTGAAGAAATTACCATTGATTATAGACAGGCTCTGAGCCTTTATAAGGAAACAACATTATGTCAGCTTCAGTTGCAGCCTCAGTAGTAGGCTTAACAGTAGGTGTAAACGCCCTCACAGGGAATCCATTAGGTTTAGGTGGTAGCAGTGGCGGTGGCGGTGGGAGTAGCGGAGGTGGCTCAGGCCAGTATGACCCCTATGGTCAATACCGTGGTCAAGCTGCTACACAATTAAATACTTTGATGAATAACCCATCAATGGCTATGTCACAGCCTGGTTATCAACAACAGTTACAACAAGGCATGAGAACTACTCAGCGTGGTGCTGCTGCCACTGGTATGCTTCAATCAGGTGCTGAGCAAAATGCTTTACAAAACGTAGGGCAAAATACTTTTGGTTCTTTTTACAACTCACAGCTTGCTAATTTAATGCAATTATCAGGTGCTTCTCAGTCTCCTGCTGCTGCTGGTATGGCACAACAACAA